ACAATTCTCGCCATGCAGCTATTTCTAAGACTTTAATGGCAGGATCACTTTCAACCAGAGCTGAAAACTCTGGATCTTTAGCAACAAGCTCTTCTTGCATACGGCTTAAAATCAGCTCATAACTTAATGGCTCTATAATATTTGGCGCTGGCATTTTACTTAAATCTTGTGTCATTGAATAATCAGCCCCTCTAAATTAATTTCGCGCCCCTCTGGTACATAAATGCCTCGCAAAAGTAAAGTAACACGGCCATCTTCAATGTTTTGCACCTGAACGCGTTCTAATTTAAATCTCTTCTCCCATTTTTCTAAGGCTTCTGCTGTTGCCATAAAAAGTTCAACGGCAAAACCTTTTTCTATGGGCCTATCAATTAATTCAAATAATCTCGCTCCATAATCACGGCGCATCACACGACTACCAATAGGAGTGGTCAAAATATCAGAAATGGATTGTTTTAAATGCTCAATCCCTAATAATTCTCTGCCTGTTGTTTTGTTCATCCCGCGCATTGTTAACCACCTGCAAATACATTGTCGCTACCTTCAGCACATTTAGAACCACAAGAAATTGGATCTCCAATTCGTGCTACTGGTTTGCCATTTACATATACAGATTCAGAACCCGTGCTTAAAACGCCACCATGAGGCGGAGTATTAGGGCATGCATGCAGCTCCCAATTATCATCCTGACGATGTGCACCTTTGCCATTAACCAGAACATTATCGCTTGCCTGATTATTAGGTCGTGGTGGAAAGCAGCTATGGCCACTGCACTTATCTTGAAAACGTACAATCGCTGGCATCAGTTCAACTCAATCTTAGTGGCGTTAAGAACAATTTTGTCTTGGTTAATTTCAATAGTGGAGCTACCGACTTTTAAGGTAATGCTCCCGGCTTGTGTGACATCAAAAGTAAAATTGTGATCACTGCGATCGTAATGTATTGTGGTGCCATCTTTAAACTCCATGCTTTGTTTATCAACATTGGTTTCAGGGGCGGAATGCTTTTGTTGATAAATGCCACGAATTACAGTACCTTGACTCATCTCGCCACTGGGTGACAATACCAAAACTTGCTCACCAATTTCAGGCGCATTCCAATTGCGATTATGGGTTGCATTGCTGGTAACCCAAGGTAGCCACTGTGTAGTAATTGGACCAATTTTTATTTTAACCCGCGCTTTTTCATAATCAGCTTCGGCGACACTGCCAAGACGAATGAGATTGGCTAAACGCCTGTTCATTTCAGATAAACTAAACCCCTGATCCATCTGCTAGCTCCTGATATTTGTTTTCGTGTGGCGGGCCAATATAAGGGGCAAAGCCTGCATAAATAGTATGCGCTGCAATGTCAATGTCATCCCAAATAGAATCACCTAAATGTAATTGATGTTGCCATTCAACAACCCAAACCAAATAAGCATCTAAATCAGCTTTAAAGGCATCAGGACTTGCGCTAGTAAAATCAGCAGGGCTCACATTTAATCCCCATTGATTACGATGTACTAATATGGCAAGTGCTGCTGCTAAATTTTGAATACGTAATTCAGCATTACCAATGGTATTATCCATAACCACGCGCGCTTCTACATTCACAATAACTGCAAGCTCACCCGTGCCTGGATCTTGTCCTGGCTCTATATTACTCAGCTCAATAAAAACAAGCAGGCGCTTGAATAGATTTACGAATACTGGGATATAAATCACATCGTTGCACGGCAGGAATTTTTTCAAGGACTGTTGTTTGAATGGCTTTTTGTAAGGATTCCAAAATACTCATACTTGCCTCTTGGTTGCAAATTTAATTTCATGAGCAAAAAGCTTAGTAAATTGTTGCGCTGCCTTTTCATCGGTAATTTCCTTGATGATGGTAGAGGCAATAGGTTCAAGCGGGAATACCACTTCACGAATAGGTAGTTTTCTGCGGGACTTACGTTTGTAGATTCCTGTATGGCCTGTTGGCATTGTGGCAACAAATGCACCTTTAAAATGGCGTTTTCCTGCTTTGGCGCCTGTTTTTGTTTGCCGCATATTACCAATTTGATTGGCTTTCACCCCATGTAAACTTGCTAGAACTCTAGCGATTAATTGTTTACGATTTGCTTTTAAAACTTGCAATCTATTTCGGATGATTTTTTGTTTGAGTAATTTTTCTTTTGCGATTTCTTTAACGCTTTGAGATCTTACCCAAAGTGCTGTTTTATTCAATGCGCGCATTAAAGCTATTTCTAGCTGACTTTTAGAGCTTTCAATAGATGAAATAATATTGTCAATTTCATTATTATCTGAAATATCTAAACTAAATACGCGCATCCTATATCTCCATCACTTGCATTTGCCAAAGCCTAGTTGATTGATCTAATAGTGGCTCTGATATTACTTTGAATGACAATGTGCCTATGACAAAAACAAGCCCAACATTTGGCATTGATTCTAAATTTGCATCTTGCACCTCCACAATACCTGTTGTGCCAATAAAATCATTTTGAGAGCTTTCATAAAGGCTATCTGCTGCTTTAAATAAGACCTGAATGATTTTTCCATTGGGTAATGTTGCTTCAACACCTAAATGTAATAGTGAATCATCAATTAAACGCAATATGTTGGGCTTTAGCATCATTAGGCACTGATTTTCACCAATACTCCAGGCCTATGGCACATTGGCAGTGGATTAGATTGCGTATGCAAATCAGTACCACGATCAAAGCGTCTTGGCTCTTGTTTGGCATAAAGTGGTTTGCCCAAAGTATTAACGGTTTCATTAAAATCAGCTGGCGCAAAATAGGTGCTAAAAGTTTCACTCGTTCCTAACGGAAAACAATGTCCGGTATTTTGTGCAATAAAGCGTCTAACATTACCATCTGGATCAGTTGCCTGGCCGCGATACTCTTCAAAAGTAATACCAGCAAAAGTAAACCCTGTCCGCATATCTGAGCGAAGAGCTGCACCTTCTTGCCATCTTTCATATGCTTCTTTAACTTTTGAGTGAGAAGTTAGCGCATCGAAAAATTCAGGGCTAACCAAGGCATGAACTGCAGTCATGTATTCACCACGAAGATTATCTTCAATGTGGCGTAGCACTTCCAAACATTTTTTCTTTACATCAGTACCAGCTGTTCCTAAAGCAAAGCTGACTTCTTTTGGCTGAATTTCAAATTCATCATACAAATCAACTAAAGCTGTACCATCAGCATCTAAAATAATGCCTTTTAATGCACCCATTCGTAAATGCTCTAATGTTATGGCATGTTTATTACGCATAGATTGCAAATGATCGGTTAGCACATTAGCAATAGTCTGAATTTCAGTTTCACTGCCAAAAGCACGTAAGCCTTGAACTTCTTCAGGCAATACCACATCATCATGAGGAATATGCGGTATGCTAAAGCTTCTGACTTTACGTTTGTCGCGCTTACCTACAGTGCCAGGTGCGCCTGGATGTTGGGTTGGTAGTAAATTTAGAATGCCATTTTTTTCTTCTACAGCAATATGTCTAAACCGCACGGCTTTGCTTGGAAATAAATTTATGGATTCTAATTTACCGTAATTATTCGGCAATAAATTGATACCAGCTGTGAGTGCTGTCATATCAAAAGCTGTATTAGTAAATGGATTTTGCATAACTTACACTCCTTTTCGAATATAATGCCACGAGACTCTAGCTGGGCTATCGCATCTGTTTTTTGCTCATCAGTTAGTGATGGCCAAACGATTGCATGATCGGCTAAAATAGCTTCTCTGGTGAGCATAGGGGCTTTTTTAGACTCGCTAGTTGCATCACAATCTTCTAGCAAAACGCCGATAATTGACTCGCTACCATCTGTTGCCAGTGGATCAAAAACTTTAACTAAGCCAGTTTCTGTAATTCGCCCAACAATACCACCAAGCTTTAGGTTTTGACCTTGAGCAATATCCACAGCTTCGCGTGAATAAAGATTACTGGTTTCATATTTTAATAAATCCCCAAGATTATTGGGCTCTATAGCAATGCTCATACAGTTCTCCTATTATTTTCTGCTCGCTTTGATGCAATATCGACAAGCGGGTTAGTGGTTTCACCTTGTTTAGGGGCATGAATACTGACAATATCCTGAGGTTGTTGCTCTGCAAGATGTGATAGTAAAAAATCACGTGCTGCATCAGGTCGTACATCTTGTTCAATAAATTCTGATAATTTATGGGGCACCTTAGCAAGCTTACATAAGCGACATAATTCTAAAATACTTTCGCGATAAGCATGCTTACCCTCTAATTTTGCTTTATCTTCTAAAGCTTCAATATCAATAGTTTCTTCAGCCATGGCATATTTCCTTTTGGTTTGAGTTAATGACGTCATCTTAGGTATCCATTCAGCAAATGAAATTAATTTGTCCGCTAAACCGATATTGATAGCTTCCTGGCCAAAGAAACAGCCAGCTTGGGTACCTAGAATTTGTTCGGCTTTTAAGTTGCGGTTACGGGAAACTAATTGAGTAAAAAGCCCATAGAGTCTATCAACTTCTAATTGGAGATTAGATTTGGCATCTTCTGTAATTGGCGTATGGGGATTTAAATCATTTTTATGTTGGCCTGCATAAACAGAAGTATATTGTAGACCTTGCTTAGTATCATAACTACTTTGGTCAACATGCGTGGCAATCACGCCAATGCTACCAACACCTGCTGTTTGGTTAAGTAAAATTTCATTGGCACAAGAGGCAATCGCATAGCCTGCTGAAAATGCAGATTCATTGATGAGAGCAATAATATTTTTTTCTTCGCGTAATTTAACAATAAAATCACACAAATCAAATAAGCCGCTGATTTCACCGCCAGGACTATCGATATCTAATATAATTGTTTCAATATTGGGATTGGTAGCAGCATTTAGCATGGTTTCTTGCAATGCATCGTAGCTTGTCATGCCTAGTAAATCATCAAATAGGCTTGCGCGCTTGGTTAAAATGCCATGCACAGGAACAAAAGCTATGCCATTATTTTTAGGATAATGATGCTCTTTTTCTTTAGTGCTAATAGTTGCTATATTACCGTGCATTAAATCTTTTGATAAATGCTCAAAAGCACTATACTCCAGCATCATTGGCCGCTGCATTAAGCAAAAGTTTCTTGGAATAGTTTTATTCATGGCGTTTTTCTCCAACATCAGAATCAAAATGTAAGTCAAGAGCTTCAGCGCGCTTGCGATCATTAAAAATTTCCTGATCGATTTCTTCTACGTCATAACCTAGTTCTGAAACCACCTCGGAACGACTTTTAAAACCATTACGTACCGCCATTTGCTGAGACTCTTGATCTTTTAATGGGTCAACCCAATCAAAACCTTGAGGGATCCATTTAACCGCTTTATAGCCAGCCTCATTTTTGGGCATTTGTATCGCATCTGAGATTAAGGCAAGCTCTAACCAGCGTTGCCATACGGGCCGGCAAAATTGAAAGACCATAATGTGGTGTTGTAGCATAGCGCAGCGTCTTCTAAATTCGATTAAGCCCGCTCTGATGGATGAATAATTCACTTCAGTTAAATCACCACTGAGCTGCTCGTAGGTAATGCCCATACCGGCTGCAATAGATCGTAATTGTTGACGCATAAAAGCGGTGTAGTTACCGCCAACATCAGATGGCTCTGAGAATTTGACATCTTCACCTGGATCCAATAATTGCATCGTGCCTGGCTCTAAACCTGCCATAGCAACACCGTGTGAATTGTGTTCATCTTCTCCCATAAAATTGCTTTCGGGATCAAGTCTGGTAATAAATCCTGCAAACATGGCTGCGGTTTTCTTGCGGACCAATTCTGCGTCATCATATTGATCAAGTTCATAGAGCTTTAACAAAACTCGGCTTAACCAAGGCTCACCTCTAATTTGCCCAGGCCTATCCATACGATAAATATGTAAAACTTCAGAAGCTGGCACCCGCACAGATTGACTGATATTTAATCGCTCACCTGGATGATTGCGATAAAGATAATAAGCAACCCGTTGGCCTAAAGGATTAAACTCAATGCCACCTTGAATACTAAAACCACCGGTTAATGGTTTATCTATGCTGTGATCTAAATGCTCAGCTTCTAATACCTGGAGCTGTAGTGGTACGGTTAACCCATCCTCTTTTCGTCTAACCCTAAAGCGAACTAAGCATTCACCACCTTCAATCATGCTGCGGCAAATGGCAGCTTGCAGGCCATAAAAATCTGTTAATTGATTACTATCAGCTTCGTCTGTCCAGGTAAGCCACAATGCTTGCACTTGTTTTCTGAATTCTGCATCCTGTGCTTTAGACTGCGGCTTTATTCCTGCGCCAACACAATTGGCAACTAAAGTTTCAATAATATTGGCAGCATAAGGATTTTTGCGCACCATATCTCGGGAGCGATTACGCAATGCATCCATATGCTGAATCAGTAGTGGGTTTATAGATTCATTTCCTGGCTGCCAATAAAGTAATCGGCGACCATTGCCAGAAGCATCCCAGGCCGTTGCTTTTGTTTTAGGTTTTTTAAATAATTGCTTGAGTGATTTTAAAATCATTTGCTCACCCCTTTATGGGTTGCAAAAACAATACGGCGTTTATTAGAAGCCCCTCTGGATTTTAATTCAGCTCTGATTTTATTGCGTAAACTAATTAGCTCTTGCAAATCAACTTCAGCATATTTAACTGCATGATCGCCATAGGCAATAGACACCACGCGCTCTCCGCTTTGCAGTTTTAATATGGCGCTTTCAATTTGCACTAAATCGTCAGTGTTATACATTGCCTATTCTCTTAAATTTCCTAAAATTCCATGCCTCTAGGGGTGATATTCAAAAACT